GCCTCAGCCGCCGCCGAATACGGATGAACAAGTCAACCCGATATTGCAAGATCCTGACGATGAAACGATTAGGCCGAAGAAGCGCGTGGTGGTCACGACTGGCAGAATGAAGGCCGTTATAGATCGCGTTGAGTTCGCCGTCATCGCGAGTAAAAGCGAAAGCATTGAAACGGCCTTCATCATTGATTTGTCTGCGCGCAACTTAGATCTGCTGACGCCTGTCACCAATGATTTAGTGCTTCTGGACACGATGTCAGCCGACAAGGTCCAAGACGTCAAATTCAGCAGTCGTCAAATCTCGAAGCTTCAGGCGTCCACTAAGCGCATGCTGACTTCTTCATGGGCCTTGGGAATCAAGCACGCCAAGAGCGAGATCAATCGCGCATCTGGCAAGACGTTCACCGTGGACTTCGCGCGGCTCGATAATGAGGCTGCTGACTTCTTTAACTCCAAGTCGTTTACTATGACCGGAAAGCTCACAGCCGATATGCTCGCGATTATCCAGAACGAGTTAAGTCAGGCCATCAAATCATCGGCCTCTGGACGCAATACGGTTGACGCGATCTATCGCGCCATGGCAGCCAAAGGCTTCCTCACGATGGAGGATGCACAATCACAAATGCAGGATATTCTCGACTCAAAAGAGAGTGCCACCGCACGCCTCGCCACCGTAGTTCGAACCAATTCATTTGAGGCCATCAACGAGGCGCGCTATTCGTATTTCACTGATTCCACGTTGGACGAGTTTGTTCAGGCGCTCGAATACTCATCCATCCTTGATTCGCGCACCACTCAGATCTGCAATCACCTTGATGGCCATACTCACGCTGCTGAAGGCGATATCTGGGGCAAGATTTACCGGCCGCCAAATCACTTTAACTGTCGCAGCCTCCTCATTCCCGTCACGACCTTCGATACATGGGAAGAGGACGAGCCGCCCGAACTACTACCACAAGAGGGATTCAGATGAAGCAAGAACTATTCGCAGTTGGCAAGTGGAATGGAATGGCGTTCACTCTCGCCGATCTAAAATCGATTGCGGCCAACTTCAGCCTTCTGAAGAAGTATCTTCAAGTGCCGTTGAAGCTTGGCCACAATGACGCTCAAGCCGTGACCGACGGCCAACCTGCCTTGGGCTGGATAACGGCCGTTGAAGTTATCGGCGAGAAGTTAGTTGGCACATTTGAGTCTGTACCGTCGATTGTCCAAAACGCATTCGACAAGAAGCTTTACCGGAACGTCTCTATTGAGCTTGATTTTGATGTCACTCATAAAGACGTTCACTATGATTTTGTTCTTACAGCTGTTGCGTTGCTCGGTGCGGATATGCCTGCCGTTAATACGCTGAATGACCTTGGAGCCTTCTTGGCGTCAAGGAATAGCGAGCTGGCTGGATGCGGATATTCCGCGAATCGTCAGGCAACTTTCACATCAATCACAGGAACCATAAAGGAGACTATTATGACACCTGAAGAAATAGCAGCGATGGTGGCAGCAAACGCAGCGTTCAAGCTCGCGAATGACACGCTCACCACGCAGATCGGAACCATCCAAACGTCTTTGGAGAATCAGACAGCGACCTTCGCTGCTGATAAACTGAAGAACGAGGCGAGCGTCAAGCGCGTCAAATTCACAGCCATCTTAGAGAAGGCCGTCACTGACAAGATCATCTTGCCGGCGCAACGGGAAGCTTTTTCTGGCATTCTTAAACTGGACGACGATGCAGCTGTCATGGCACTCGAAGAGCCGACCGTCACTGCGTTGTTCGCTGGTATGACGCCGAAGGGCAAAGACACCGGCCTGAACGACGATGGCACGCCCAAGGACGAAGAGGATGAAGATCCAAGCGTGAAGTTAAGTGCTATGACTTTCTCTCACATGGCCAAATCGGGCAGCAAGGACTTCGCGGCCTCCATGGAAATAGTCATGTTGGCTGAGCCTGAGTTGGCTCGTGCTTACATTGACAGCAACGGGGAGGTTGAATAGTCATGTTTCAAGGTAAACACGATCTCGTATCTATCGACGCTGGCGCGGATCTATCGACGCACCAGCACAAGGCAGTCTCAGTTGCAGGCACCATCGCTGCCACTGGTGCCACCGCAATCGGGCTTCTTCAAAACAAGCCTGCTGCATCAGGCCGTCAAGCTTCGGTCGGCTATCAAGGACTGATGAAAGGCTATGCCGGCGCGGCTATCAGTAAAGGCGCAGGTGTCATGGTAACCACTTCCGGTTTCCTTATCACCGTCACTTCCGGCGCATTGTCTAACGGCAAGGCATTGGTTGCGGCTAATTCCGGCGATTTATTTGCCGGCCTCTTCAACTTCACGAACGGCTATCAGGGAGCATAAGCATCATGAAGAATCGTAAAAAGTTTGGCGCCACGGCCGAAGATATGCACATTGATGTCTTGCTGTCGAATGTCGCCATGGGATACCGGCCGTCAGGGTTGATCGCTGACCTGATCTTTCCTGAAGTGACGGTGCAAAAACAGTCAAATTACTTCACCATCTTTACGCGCGCGGATGCGCTACGGATAGAAAACGACGACAGAAGCCCCGGCGCAGAAGCGAATGAAATTACACGAAGTATGTCCAGCGAGACATATTACTGTAACAACAAAGCTCTGAAGTATCCTGTCACAATTGAAGACAAGGCGAACGCAGACCCCATCTATGTTCAACGCCTTATCAACGGCCGTGTTGAATTCATTTTAGACAAATTAGGTCTGGGATGGGAGAAGCGCATTGCCGATAAAGTGACCAATCCGGCGAATGTTGGCAGCTCATCCGCTGTTGCGTCCGGTTGGGTCGATCATGCGAATGCTGACGTGCTGGGCGACCTTCACCAAGGCATTGAGAACGTGAAAGACTCCACCGGCCTGACGCCCAACCGGATTGTCTTTGGTGAATCGGCATGGCGCAACGTGCGTCGAAACGTCGAGATCAGAAACATCATCAATGGCACGAATAACGGCGGTGGGTACGCCAACATGAAGCAGATGGAAGACCTGTTGGAAATTGAAAAGGTCTTGGTCGGCGGCGCATACCAGAATGCAGCGAATGAAGCGCAAGCGGAATCGCTGAGTCAGATCTGGGGCGACAATGTTCTGATTTACTTCTCTGCTGAAAAGCCTTCAATGGAAAAGCCTTCATTTGGCTATTCATTCCGTTGGAAGAATGGCGCACTGCCAAATATGCAGGTGGAACGTCATCCGTATGACTCGCGCAAGAAGCGCGAAGAAGTGGAAGTTGGCTATTATCAGGATGAAAAGATAACCGGCGCTGAGTATGGCTTTCTACTGACCGCCGTAAACTCATCAACCTAATGGCCATTGGCCAGTAACCAAATAGGGCCGGCATGAACAGTCCGGCCCTATTTTAACTTAAAAGAGAGACTGAAATGCTTGTAAAAATTAAAGGATTGTCCTCGGCTAGCACTGTTGCCGATGATGTAACTCAAACCCAGAACGCTCTGGGCGCTGCCATTGGCGATGCGATGCGTGCCAATATCTTAGTTCGCAAGAACACTGCCGCAGTTAACGCTGCCCACGATGCGCTGGACACGGCTAATAAGTCGAAGGTGAAGAAGGACATTGACGCCGCCAAAGGCGTGCTGGAGCTGGCCGACACTGCGTTGGCAACGTCGCAAGTCGCCGTCAACGAGGCCAATGACAACGACGAGTCTATCACTCAAGATCTTGAAGCTCTGTTGGAGGATTGATCAGATATGTTTATCGTAATGCACTGCATGGGACTCCCGTTCAACGGTAAATCGCTGGACACTCAATCATTAGGCGGAAGCGAGTCTGCGGCCTATTACGCCGCGCGAGAATTCGCGAAGGCAGGCCACCGGGTAACTCTCTTCACCACATCTCCTGAAGAAGGCGAGTGGGATGGGGTCCGATACGTTTATGCTGGACGTGATAGCGCTGAATGTCCATTGGGCGAAAACTTTCACTTTTATGCAACTTGCACTCCGCACGACGTCTGTATTATTCAGCGTATGCCGACTGCGTTCACTTATTCTTGGGCCTCCAAAATTAACATTTGGTGGCTCCACGATCTCGCACTTCATCGACAGGCCGGATTGGTCGATAGTCATCTGTGGAACATCGATCAGATTTGGTGCGTCTCAGAGTACCACAAAAAGCAGGTCGTTGAGGTTTATAATCTTAACGAGTCTATCGTGAAGACTGTTACCAACGGTGTTGATCTGGCGCTGTATGGCCATCCTCCTGTGGAGCCTTTTAATGATGGCCGAATTCACTTGCTGTACTCGTCACGGCCGGAGCGCGGCTTTGAGAATCTGGTCAAGCGTGGCGGCATAATCGATCAACTGGACGACCTAGACGATGGCAAAGATTATGTCCTTCATTATTGCTGCTATGAAAACAAGCCAGACCAAATGCGCGAGTATTACGCTCAACTTGAAGCAATGGCCGCTGAAAGATTCAACGTCATCAACGAAGGTCATTTGTCCAAGCAGGAATTAGCCAACCTTATGCGTGCGTGCGATCTCATGGTTTACCCAACAGAGTTCGAGGAAGTTAGCTGTATCACGATGATGGAAGCAATGGCCGCTGGACTTCCGGTGATCACGACTCCTACGGCTGCTCTGCCCGAAACTTGCAAAGACGCCGGGGTCCAATTTGACGGCCTAAGTAATTTCGCGGCGCTCATATCCGATACAAAAGAAGGCGCTCACACCATCGCCAAGGCCCGACAGCTCGCAGCGGCCAACAAATACGATTGGCCTTATGTCGCCAAAAGAATGCTCGACCGAATCGCTGATGAATTTACCCGGCCTGAATCGCCCGGCGCAAAAGTAAAGCGCCTTGTCCAGACCAGCGACATAGCTCACCTTCTTGCAGTCTCGACTCCTCCGACCCCTGCTGTCAAATCGGTAGTTGAAGAATGCTATGGCTTTTTCGTTAACGATGAATTTGAGGCCCACTATGAACAATACTACAAGTACGAATCAAATCGCGGCGCAGTTTATGGGCCAGAAGTCATGGATGGAAATCCTCGTTTTGAGTGCATCGCTGATCTTGTTGTCGGCCATACTACTGTTCTCGATTATGGTTGTGCTCATGGCCACTTTACGGTCAATCTGGCAAAGCGCTTCCCGGAAGTGCAGTTCATCGGAATCGACATCACCGGAAGCAACATCAAAATCGCGCGCGAATGGGCCGTGGCAGAAGGCGTCGCCAACGTCCGCTTCTATCATGGACAGTTCAGAAACGACAAGTATCAAGACCTTGAAGGGAGTTCGGCGAAGCCGCCGCGAAATGCATCACTAGTCATTGCTGCTGAAGTTCTCGAACATGTAGCGGAACCTAATGATATCCTGCGCGGCCTCAAAGCTTTGTGTCGCGGCTTTTGCAGCTTTGCCATCACAACTCCTTTCGGGCCTTGGGAAGCCATCGGCTATCGAGAGCACTGGCCTTGGCGCGCTCATATCCATCACTTCGAACGTCAAGACCTTCACGACATGTACGGCCACCTTGCAGACTTTGGTATCATCGTAGTCCCTGCCGGGCAAGACGATAAAGGAAGGCTGCTGGGCTCATACGTGGCCAAATTCCACGTACACGCCGCGGACAAATTCGGACATGTCAACCGACAGAGGAAGGATCAGCTATTGACAGGCGAGCAAACGCTTGCTCTTTGCATGCTGAGCAATGATGCTACCGGGCTGAAGATCGAGAAGACGATTATGTCGTGCCTTCTCGTGCTTGATGAAGTCGTCATTGCGCTGGATAACGTCAATGAGCGAGCGAACGAAATATTCAATATGAAGCGAAGGCTCGAAAAGGCCGCTCCTGATCTGGATGTCACAATCATCCCAACTCGTCCTGCCACTGAAGTCGGCTTCTCTGCTGCGCGCAATGTCGCGGTTAGTGCCGTCAGATCAGATTGGATCTTAGTGCTGGACGATGACGAGACGCTGTTGCACCCAGAACGCCTCGACAAGTACCTGCGCCACAATCAATATTCGGGATACGCGATTGACCAGCATCACATGAGCATGGAGCCTGCGGGGCTGTTGAAAACTGACATGCCAGTTCGGATCTGGAAGAATCATCGCGGCATTGAGTTCCATGGAATGATTCACGAGCACCCTGAAATTGCTATAAATGAAGGAGTGGGTTTTGTTACTCACCTCCATGACATCTCGATTGTCCATCAAGGCTATTCGACCGAAGACGTCAGGCGCGGCCGGTTTGCGCGCAACTTCCCTCTGATGATGAGAGACCGCGAAGAGCACCCTGACAGAACGCTGGGGAAAATGCTATGGGTCAGAGATGTCGCTCAACTCATAGGCTATGCTATTGAAGCAGGCCAATCTGTCGCTCAGGAAGAAGTCGCGCGCGCTTTTGGCGCAATCGATCTGTGGGAGGAGCTTCTTGAAGAAAACCTGCGCATGGCGACGGAATCGTTGGAATATTATTCTCGACTAATTTCGTATGTGACGCCAGCAGGATCTGTGGACTTGAATTTCAGCATAGCGAGCTTGCCGCTACAATATGGAGGCGCTCAGGAAGCAGGCCTGATTGCAGGAAGATTCGCGAGCGCGAAAACGGCCCAGCGCTTTATCCAACTAACTACCGAAAATCAAATGAAGAGTTTTGATTCCAAATATCTTTAACCGGAGAATGAAATGAAAAAGCAATGGCAAATAACTGAAGTGTGGGACTATCGACTGTCCAATGCGCAACCAATAATTTACAAAGGCGCGTGTGACGATCTACCTAAACGCGCTGACCACAATACATGGGTGGTTTGCATTTACGATCAGGGGGCCGCCAAGAACGCGCCGTTGGCCCACTTCGATACTGGCATTAAAGTCATGGGCAATCACCACAATGATGATGAAGCAATGGAGGCCTGCTATGCATGGCTGAAATCAGTGCGTGACGAGTATTCGCGTGATGCGATTGAAGTATTGAAGCCGCTGGTGGCAGGCATTAGGCTCGCCGATATCGCACGCCAAGCAGCGACAGATGCTTATGACGAAAAGTTAAAAGAAGTATTGGCTATGCAGGAGAATTCAGAATGACACGTTATGATTCAACCGCCCTACGGAACGCGAAGAACGACGCGCACGACGGTGAGATAGGCGCCTCGGCATTGATCAATATTCGAAGTGGGGTCGCATCCAATACAGGCGGCAACGGTACACTGTTGGCACAGCTGACGGGCAACGCCTCTTCGTTCTTCGGCGCCTCGTCGGCTGGCGTCCTAACCAGCAACGCCGTTACCGCTGACTCATCAGCGAACGGCACAGGAACGTCGGGTCATTATGAGATCACCACCTCGGGCGCTACGTTCGTGGAATCAGGGATCTGTAACCAGGCGGGAGGTGATGGGGTCACTATCGATAATGAGGAGATTGTATCAGGTCAGCAAGTCTCCCTGTCGGGTAACTGGACGAAGACCGCACCTAACCCGTAACTGTGAAACACGGCAGACTAATGAAAGTTATCGTCGGCGAGTTGTTAATGGCTGCCTGTTTCCTTGCCCTTGCAGGCAGTTTCTTTTATATGGGGAACTTGTAATGAAACTACTCGACACTTTTATAGAATGGTTTGTTGGCAGCGTGTTGTTCTGGTTGCCGCCTATGTTAGGCGGTGCCGTTGATTACCTAAACCAAGTCAGTAAGGGTCAAAAGAAACGAAGTTTCAAAGGTTTTTTTATGCATATATTATCGGCGTTATTCTTTGGCTGGGTCTGCGGAAGGATCGCCGCTGGCCTCGGTTACGAGGCGGACTTGATTTACGCTGCCGCTGGACTTGGCGGTTTTTTCGGGGTCAGAGTTGCGGACCTTCTGACACACATGGTTGAGCGGACAAGAAACAAATGACTAACAAAACAAAAGAGGAAATTTAATATGGCTAACAAGATACCTGATAGTAAAGGGCTTAACGTGCCTCTTGGTGACATAGTAATAAAAGTGCAGACCCGTGCGACTCGCACCGCTCGTGATGCAGCGGTCATGAAACTTAGGGCGCAGACTTACGTTACGTTGGAGGAATTTTACAACAGGATGCGCTCTGATATAGAATTTCTCTCCCAGTACGCAGGCGTGAAAAAGCTTATCGATTACGCTAATGAGAATCACGATGATCCTGAGTACGATGTCAGCGCGGCTTTTAATGGGGCCGTAGCCGCCTACCAAGGCTACGTCACATGGTACGCAACACATGTTCCTGTTGATAGTTTTATTATAAGCCAACAGATAGTCGATGGGGAAATCATCACGCGGCCTCCTAATACATCGGGGCTTGATGTCGTTCTCGATGCCATCATAGCGACAGTTGAATAGATAGAAATGTCTGTCCCCATATTCACAAGGGCGGAGTCTGCCGTTGGAGCCTTTGATGTAATCTCTGGCGCAACACTTACTGCAAGCTATGACTTGAACTCTTCTGGCGGGACTAACACGGCGGCCCTAGTTCTTGTGTCTGGTTATGTAGGGGCCAATGATGCCACCTTAAACACCTTGACTATTGATGGCGTATCGGCGCAGTTGATAGGAAACTTCAGGGCAACTGACCCCTTTTACGACCAGATTGTCTCAGCGTGGTGGTTGGAGACTTCTGATTTTGGCACTGGATTAGTTGACTACGTAGCTACATGGGACACGACTGACGCGCAGAAGCGCATGAAAATAATAGGCGTTGACAACTTCAACACTACGGTCCCATTTCTTCCTGCGTCCTCGCCGCCAACTGACCAGACTGACGGCGTGTCTGACGTCCTTTCAGTGACCGTCACTTCAACTATTAATGACATGGTAGTTGCTCTGGCCTCGGCCTTTACCGGCGCTGGCGAAACATACAACACGAATGGATCAGGCCCGACTCCAGATTATTCATTCTC